AGGTTATCTCTCCACGCTCATAGCGTGAGTTCAATGGCTCGGATGCTCTGAGCGTGTTCTCATCGCGTGGCACGTATTGCCTCATAAGGAAAGCCGCCCGCATCGTCACTTCCTCGAGCTTTTGCTTTCGGTCGGCGTCTGATACCAGGCGGTCGAGGTCTGGCAGGTTCATCGTGATGCTCATACCAGCACACACTCCCAGTGATGGAGGCCGCCCCAGCCATAGACGGGCTCACATTCGTGAACCGTTGCGTCTGACACCTCGCCGTCGACGCTCACCAGAGAGCCGGCGGGAATCTCAAAGGCGCCTTTGCTTACGTGGGGGTCTATGAAAAGCACGCCCTTCACTGGCGCCTGTAGCTGGTAGTCGGTCACCATCAGGCTTGCGGTGCGGTCAAAGCACACGCCTGCGATGGTCACGGGCTCGTTGTACTCTCCACCGTAGCCGCCCTCTTTGGGCGTCTTGACGGTTGCCGTGGAGGTCATAAGTCTGCGCGGTAGCGTAATCATGCTATCCCCTGATAGAGCAGGGAGGAGCCGATGAGCTCACGCCGCACGGCTCTCCTCATGTCTTGCTCGTACAGAGAGGCAGAGCCCGCAGCCCCGGATCCCATGGAGGCAGAAAAGCGCCCAAGCGTCACGCTTGCAAGGTTCTCACCGATTCCACCGCTTGCGCCGTAGGTGTTGTCGACGGCCACGGCGGCGCACACCGCGCGCTCGTAGGCCTCCACGTCATCCTGGTCGGCTGGCTCGTTGTAACCGATGATTTCACGCACAGCGGCCACGGCGGCGGCTATGGAGGCGTTGAAGTCTTCGGCCTCTAGGGTACCGCCGAGCTCTTTGTAGCGTTCATGCGTAACGCTGGGCAGCTCCATGCTAGTCCTCTGCTTTCTCACTCTCGGCAGGGTCCTCAGCGGGCTCCTCTGCCTTTGGCTCCTCTGGTGGTTCGGTGTTCGCCTTGCCCTTGGCGGTCTTAGACTTTGAGGTCTTGGGCTTTTCCTCTGGTGCCTTTGGCTCCTCTATCTCTTTCTCGGCGATTTTGCCATCAATCAAGAGCCCGACGCGTTTTCCCATAGTCTTCCTCCTTATTCGGCGCTTGCATGGCTCAGGTAGATGCCTGCGCGCTTGTTCTCGTAGCCATCGACGAGGCCGTACTTGCGATATTTCACGATGTCGGCATCGGCATCGGGGTTGTTATCGGCAGAGATAACGGTCGGCCCAGCGATGTGGCGGTCGTACTTGATAATTGCGGGCTTGTGGACGATGAGGAAGTTGATGGGCTTGCCATCGGTGTCTTTCTTCCAGCCGCCCATTTCCTCGCCGCCGCTCTTGCCGTCTAGCAGCTCGATGGCGGTGTAGAAACGGCCACGCGGCACCTTGATGATTCCGGCAAAGCCGTCAAGAGCCTCGCGGGATTTGGTGGTGTCGAGAGCCTTGACAGAGTTGAGGAGCGTGGAGGTGGTGAAAAGGTAACGCTGCTCGGCAGGTACCTCGTCCTCGTCCATCTGGGTCATAGCGGTGAGGATGGCCTCAAGGAATTGAGCGCCGCCGTCGATTGTGGCCACGTCTTTGGTGATGTTGGCCAGGCTTGCGATTTTGGCGAACGTGTAGGCATCGCCCTCAGGCGCCACGTGCTCACGCAAGAGCATGCCCGCAGCTTTGCCGAACGCAAGGTCGAAGCTCTCCTGGTTATCCATGACGTCGACCATGATTTTGGTGCCACGGTCATAGTCTGCCGTCACGGTCTTCCAGTCCAGCTTTACGCCAGAGTTGGCCGCGTATCCGCTATTGCGGTCATAGTCGGCAAGGCCGCCCACTTCCATCTGCGGGTAGCAGAACTCGTGGACGTTAGGGGTGGGGCGCAAGTCTGTCGGGGAGCTATCAAGCACAGAGGAAACCGCTGCGGCCTTGTAGACCTCGTCCAACATGACCTGGAAACCCTTGGGCAGGGTGATTTGGTTAGGCATGGTGTTACTCCTTATCAGTTAGTCCCATGTATTCGCGCATTTTCTTAGTGCGCGCGTCTTCGGTATCGGGAGCACCTTTTTGGGTGCCGCTTGTGCTCTTTGAGCTTCCAGTTGAGGAGAACAGGTAAGGTGCCGCCTCTTTCAGCTTTTCGACGTCATTGTCGAACTCGCCAAGGCGCGCACTGGCAGCCACCACGTCATGGCATCCCGCTTTCTTGAGCGCGCTCTCTGTCTCTTTGGTCTCTTGCTGCTTTTTGTAAGCCTCAAGGTCATCGCGCACAGATTGGTAGCCCTTGTTCTCAGCCTCGAGCTCAGCTATACGGGCATCCTTGGCAGCCATTTCCCGCTCGTACTTGTGGCGGTTGACCGTGTTGCCTGCTGGTGCCTGCGGTGCTGGTGCGGTTGGAGCTGTGGGCTCAGCCTGCTCAGCGGGTGGCTGTTCCGTCTGCTCTTGTGGAGCTGTGGGCTCAGCCTGCTCAGTCTGTTCCGTGGTCTCTGCTGGGTTTTGTCCTGTCATCTTTCAACCTTCCTTCCGGGGTTTGGTTTCCGCGCTTCTCTGCGCGATTCGGTACCTGATTGCCGCTCAGGCGTGCGATGTGAGACCGTTGCCGCCGTCTCTCGCGATGGTTGAAATATCCAGCAGGTGTCGCTTGGGCACAAAAAAACCGCCCAGGCAGGCGGTCTTGAGTGGGTTGGTTTGTCGGTGTCGGCTAGTTGAAGCGCACGGTCATGCCAGTGAAGTCATGCGCGCCAGCTATGGCGCACTTGTTTGCCATGAAGTCGGCGGTGGATACGTTCGGGTCTGTCGGTTTCATGTGGAAGTCCATGAGCTTGTAGGGCACGCCGTCAATGAGCACGCTGGTGCATTGCGCTGGCTTGCTTTCGTCCAGCGTCATCATGGTGTAGGCAAACCCATCGCCCTCTATCGTCCATGAATCACTTACCCGCACCGTTTCGCTTCCTTATCTCTTCCAGCTTGGCCTTCTCGTCTGCCAGCTGCTTGCGTGTAGTTGCGACCTCATCTTCGGGGATATTATACCGCGAGGATACGCTCAGCAGCCACTCTTTGGCGTCTATCTCCCGGCGTGTGATGCGCTCATCGTCTGGGAGGTCGCTGTAGTCACCGCGTTGGTCTTGCTTGAAGTGGTAGACCTCCTCGAGCACGTCTGAGGTCTTCGGGTTGTCTCTGAACATGAGGACGGGCTTTTCTGTGCCGTTGCCGGGAATCATGGAGGCGGCTGCGCCTTGGCTGTCTAGGTGTTTGGTCACGCTTTCACCGCCTTGCAGCACTATGCCGCCGTTTCTTTTCACGTAGTTCACCTGGGAGTTGTAGAGCGCCTGGTTCATTGGCTTGCTTGGCGCGTTCGGGTCTGCCTTGGCCTGCTTCCTCAAGTTGTCGGCGTTGCTTATCTTCGGCATATCGCCTGCCCACTCACGGTTAGGCTTGCGGTAGAGAATGGTGGTGCCTGGCTTGGCCTTGGCGTTTGCCTCCTCGATGTATTCCCGCATTTCCTTTTGCAGCTGTGCCAGGGCGTTCTTGGCGTCTATGAGGTTGCTGGCGCTCTCTGGTGTTTGCCTGTAGTTGAAAAGCTGCTGGGCGCCGCTGAGCTCCCTCTTGGCCGCCCTTATGTCACGCTCGAGGGCGCGTTGGCCTTGCTCTAGGTCATAGATTTCGCTGCCAGGCAGGCCGCTCGGATGCGCTGGGTCTGGGCTGTAGGCTCTAGGTGCGCCGTGGCGGTAGGGTCCAAAGCTATGGCGGCAGTTCGCGCCCAGTAAGCCATCGACTGAGCCGTAGCGCGTGGCCTCGTAGAAGTCGGGGTACTTGATGCCGTCGATGACCTGAGTGCCGTGCAGTGAGTAGCAGCGCCCCTGCCATTCGGCATGTGACGGCCTTGCATCCTCATGGCTTGAGACTTCCACGAGGTCGATGTTCATCTTTTGGAGCCGCTCTAGCGTCATGCGTGCGCCGTCTTGGGCTATCTGGGTCCTCACGTGGCGCCGTACTGCCACGTCCACCTTGTTCTCGACGGTGACCATGCCCGTCTTTCGGTTCTGGTAGGTGATGATTGGGATGCCCTTGCGCTCTAGCTGACGCACCGCCCAGTGAAGGGCGCGCTCTGTAGTCATGGATCCGGTGTTCACCCGCGTGATTGCCTCGATGGATGTGCTCAAAAACGCGTCCTTGGCGCCTTGCACCATCTTGATGTTGTCACGCTCTAGGATTGCGGCCACGCCTGCCACCGTTGAGGTGATTTGCTGAGGATAGAGAGGAGAGCCGCCGCCTGCGCGTTTCATGTCATCTTTATCGCTTGCGGTTATGGCTTTGCTGACCGCCTGGTACGCCGCCTTGTCGATGGCGCCCTTATTCTTTTGCAGGATTTGGTTGAGCTCTCGGTCGTGGGTCTGTGAGAGTAGGGACAGGGCTGTGGTGCTCTTTTGGTCGAGCACGTCACCGCTCAGCAGCTTGCTCACCAGATGGTCGAGCATTTGCGCCTCTATGTCGTTATAGACGGCGGCAACCGCGTCACCTGCCGCCTCAATCTGCTCAGGGCTTAGCATCTTAGAACGTGTTATCCACTACCACGTCCGGGAAGATTGCAAGCGCCTCCTCCTCGCCGATTCCGTAGTAGGTCATGAGGTAGCGGCGTTTCAAGGCTGCGGGCGCTCCCAGCATGCTGATTTCAGTGAGTGCCATGTTTTTGTCTGTCTGGGTGTCGGTGATGATGGAATCATCGAAGTCGATGGAGACCTCTGCCTCCACGTTGACCGCCGCGTTGCAGTAGTGCTTGCATACGCCTGCCACGCCACGGATGAGCGTTTCGATGGAGGCGCTCAGGGCGTTCTGGTGTTTCTTCAAGGTTCTGGCAAGCATCGAGGAATCGCTCACCACTTCGGTGGCGGTCTTCAAGCCCGTGTGCTGGTCCCATTCCCAGTAGTTATCGCCCAGGCCACAGGTAAGCGAGAGCATCTTGAGGCCAGCATTGAGGGCGTTCTCGTGCTCTTGGGTGCGCATCTCTGGCTGTATGACCCTCATGGGGTCGGTGCCCTCATCGCCTGGCGGTGTGCGGAATACGGTATCCTCTGCCTCTCCAAAGGCGTAGTAGTTCGTGAGGGTCTTGCCGTCTTTGGTCTTGCTGGTTTTCTTTTCGATGAGCGTGTCGGATACGAACATTTTGGGCTTGGCTACGCGCAGGTGGTGGAGGAAAGACGTGAGCGCCTCGTCGGTGGTCTTGATGGCCGAGATTGCTTTGTCGAACACGCTGGCGCCCATCGCGCAGTAGGAATAATGAACGTTAGGCACCGCAGGCTTCACAAGCGCGAACGTCTTGACTGGCGAGAGCGTGTTGAGGTCTTTGGTGATTCCCTCAACCTCTACGGGCTTGTGGGTCTTCAC